ATTAAATAAAATAAATTAATTTAGATTTAAATATTATGAAAAAATGTGATATTCTTTTGGCTACAATGTTTAAAAACGAAGCCAAAAATATTATTAGAATGCTTGAATCTACTTATCTATACGTAGATTATTATCTTTTTCAAAATAATGGATCTACTGATAATACAGAAGATCTAATAAGAAATTTTCTAGATAAAAAACAGAAAAAATATACTATTTATTCTATAAATTCCTTTATCAGTTTTGGTTGGAATCGTAATGATCTTTTTACAAAAATAGATAGCATTTATCATAATTGTGACTGGATTTTATCCATAGATTGTGACGAGATTCTTCAGGTTGACAACGATTTCGATTGGGTCTTGGATTCTAATATTCATGCTTATCACGTAACTGCTGAACTGGGTAATTTCATATATTATAGAGCTAGATTTTTTAATGCAAAATTTAAATGGAAATATAACTTAGATAATGCTCATGAAACAATTTATATTGATGATCCAAATATTTTAAATAACTTCATTATACAAGATTTACCTAATAAGATAAGACAAATAGGTTACCCAACAGGTGAAAGTTATAGTGTACCTACTAAGTACTATACTGATGCATTAATTATAGAAGAAAAGTTAAATAGAGAAAATACTCTTTTAACAGATCGATATCATTTTTGGTATATAGCTAAAAGTTATCATGATGCCATGTATAACAATACATTACCCCTAGGTCTTTCCCAACAACAAGAATTAGCAAGAAGATCCTCTTACTATTTTCTAGAATTTGTGGACAAAGCACATAATTTTAAAACTACTAAACAAGCAAATCATATAGATGAAATGTCCTATTTTTCTATGTTTTGTATAGGATTAAACTATAAATTTGTTGAAGACTATGAAAATGCTATATTTTATCTAACTCATGCTACTCAATTCTGTCCTCAAAGAAATGAACATTTTTGTGAATTAATACAAATATATTTAGAACAAGAAGAGTATGATAAAGCTCTTGAAATCTCTAATGTATTAATGGATAAAAATAGAAAAAATCCTTTTCCATATCTACATTTCATTATAGATAAAGGATGCTATAATGATACTAGTGAAAATATAAATAATACTCATAAATTTATTTTGGAAAAAATTAATAAAATGAATTCGTTCACCATAAACAAAAATTTTAATAAAAGATTTTTTGTAGTAGACGATTTCTATAATGAACCTCTAAAATTAAGAGAATATGCACTTAATGCTGAGTTTTCACCAGATATAAGATTTTATAAAGGATTAAGAACAACAAAACAACACATTATACCTGGTACTAAAGAAGAATTTGAAAAAATTATGGGACAAAAAATAATTAATTTTAATGAAGTATATGGTATGTGTGGTGTATTTCAAATTTGTACTGCAGAAGATCCATTAGTATATCATTACGATAATCAAAAATGGGCTGCAATGATCTATTTGTCTCCCGATGCACCAATGGAATGCGGTACACATTTATTAAGACATAAAAATACACATATAAGAAACGCAGATGATCCTAATTCTGATCAGGCCTTTACAGGAGGTTTTTTTGATAAAACTAAATTTGAAATAGTAGACACTATCGGTTCAGTATTTAATAGACTTGTTATTTTTGATGCCAGATCTATTCATGCAGCAGCACAATATTTTGGTAATTCCAAAGAAACAGGAAGATTAACACATTTATTTTTCTTTGATTAGTATGCAAAAATTTAGTATAATTACACCAACACATAGTATAAAAAACATACCCTTTTTATTAGAACTTTACGAAAGTATATTGGTACAAACCTATACTAATTGGGAATGGATTATAGTAACAAATGGTGAAATGTCTTTAGATTATATTCCAGAAATAATTAAACAAAATGAAAAAGTAATTCTTTATCATTTAAATAATGTGGAAAACAGAAATATAGGTTATGCCAAAAATAAAGCAGGTGAATTAGCCACCGGAGACTTTATTGTAGAAATAGATCACGATGATCTTATTGTAATTGATTGTTTAGAAAAACTTCACAATGCTTTTGAAAATCCCAATATAGGATTTTGTTATAGTAACGATGCCTCGTATCACATGGAGGATAAATTTATACCATATGATCCTGCTTACGGCTGGACTTTTGATATAGTAAAATGGAAAGATAAATTTTTACACGTAATGAATTCTTTTGAAGCAACCAGCCACAGCTTGTCCTTTATTTGGTATTCTCCTGATCATATTAGAGCTTGGAGAAAAACTATATATGATAGAATAGGTGGGTTTGATATATCCATGAATGTTTGTGAAGATCATGATATTTTGGTCAGAACTTATTTAAATACTAAATTTTATCATATAAAAGAACCACTTTATATCTACAGAATCTCAGGTGACAATAATTCAATTAACCATAGAAATGCTGAGATTCAAACTAGAACTAGAGAAGTATTTAATAAGTATGCTTATAGTTTAGCAGAAAAAGATGCTATAGATAAAAATTTATTAATGATAGATCTAGGTGGTGGCATAAATGGTAGAGAAGGGTATATTACTATAGATAAAAATAATGCACAAATTATACATGATTTAAATGAAGGTATACCTTTACCTGATAATAGTGTTGGAGTAGTAAATGCATCACATATATTAGAACATTTAAAGGATCCCATCAAATCTATGAGTGAAATTTATAGAGTTTTAACACATGGTGGCTGGGCTTTTATAGAAGTACCTTCAACCGATGGTCGAGGTGCTTTTCAGGATCCTACACATGTTTCTTTTTGGAATGAAAATAGTTTTATGTACTATACTAATAGAAACATGGCAAATTTTATACATAATACAACTATAAGATTTTGCAAATTTAGATGTGAAACATTTTTTCCTAATGAATGGATGAAAAGTATTAATAGTTGTGTTACTGTTGCAGTTTTAGTTGCAATTAAAGATGATACCAAACGATTTCCAGGATTTTGGGACATATAATATGATACATAAAATAGCTCCTTTTGCAAATCCTAATGAGGGTATGCCCTATGTTGTATGGAACGGTGCATTTAGTCAGGAGGAAATAAATTCAATGGAATTAATAGGTGATTCCATACCTTCTAAAAATGCCAGTGTAGTTGTAGGTATTGATAATACTAAATTAGATAAAAAAGCAAGAATATCTGATGTATCCTGGATAGATAAAAATCCTAAAACAGAATGGATTTATTCTAAAATTTCTTCCTATCTAAGAAGAATAAATGGTGAATTTTATAGATTTGATGTAGATGGTATGTATGAACAACTACAATACACAATCTATAAAGGAACAGAATCTGCTTTTTATAATTGGCATACTGATATAGGTGTTTATTCTTCAGATTCAGTTACAAGAAAACTATCTATGAGTATTTTGATATCTGATCCAACTAGTTTTGAAGGTGGTGATCTTGAAATATGGGGTTCTACAGGTCCTATGATAGCGCCTAAACAAAGGGGACTACCCATAGTTTTTCCTTCATACTCATTACATAGAGTAACTAATGTAACTAAAGGTATAAGAAAATCTATAGTTGTTTGGTTCGGGGGTCCTGCCTTTAAATAATTATTCTTCTTATATAAATATTATAATAAGGAGAATTAATGGCTGACTATTCTAACCTAGTTTTAGATCAAGGTTCTAATTTTACCATACTATTTCGTTATCTTGATGATGATGGTAATCCAATTGATCTAACAGGTTATCATGCTAGATCACAAATGCGCAGATCTTATTATTCTGCAAATGCAACTACTTTTTCCACAAATATTTCTGATTCCGCTAACGGAAACGTAACTTTATCCCTAAATGCAAATACAACTGCTAATCTTAAAATAGGAAGATATGTATATGATGTAGAAGTAGTGGAAAATGCTACATATACTGTTACTAGAATAAAGGAAGGCATAATAACAGTAATGCCTGAAGTAACCAAATAAATTTGGTTATAAAAATGCTAATCTTAATTTATATCTCATAGATGTAGGGGCAGATTGATGGCAAATCCTTCATCACGTCAACAACTTATAGATTACTGTTTTCGCCAACTTGGACACCCTGTAATAGAAATAAATCTTGATGATGATCAAGTAGAAGATCGTATAGACGAAGCTTTAAGTTTTTATAGAGAGTTTCACTATGATGCTGTTGAACTTGTTTATTTAAAACATCAAGTTACACAATCTGATATTAATAATAATTATATTTCCATAAATGATGCCGTAATAGGTGTAACTAAGGTATTTCCTTTTTCAAATAGATCAACAGGTATAAACATATTTGATATTCGTTATCAAATTTTAGTTAATGATCTTTATAGTCTTATGTCCACTGACTTAATCTATTACTCTCAGGTAAGACAACATTTAGAATTAATTAATCAGTTATTAGTGGGACAAAAACCTATTCGTTTTAACAGACATATGAATCGTCTTTTTATAGATATGTCTTGGGAAACAGATGTAGCAGTAAATGATTTTTTAATTGTTGAATGTTATCGTATTTTAGATCCAGATACCTATACTGATGTATATAATGATAGAATACTTAAAAAATATGCCACTGCTTTAATGAAAAAACAATGGGGAACTAATCTTAAGAAGTTTTCTGGAGTACAACTACCTGGAGGTGTACTACTAAATGGTCAAATAATATATGATGAAGCTATAACTGAAATAAAGGAAATTGAAGAACTAGTAAGAAACACTTATGAACTTCCTGTAGATATGTTCGTTGGATAGTATTTTTTATTGGCCACATAGCAATGTTATCATCTTGTCTATTGTTTGTCTATTAAATTTGCATATTTAGAACAACGTGCCTACTAATCACTACTTTCAATCTGGAATTCCGATGGGTTTAAGGTCGGAAAGTCATTTACATGAAGATCTAATTATAGAATGTCTTAAAATTTATGGTTTTGAAGTATATTATATAAACAGAAAAACAGTTAATGAAGATTTAATTTTAAATGAGGATACCCTAAGTAAATTTACATCTGCATATTCTATAGAAATGTATTTAGAAAATGTAGAGGGTTTTGGTGGAGATGGGGCATTGATGTCAAAATTTGGTTTGGAAATAAGAGACACCGCTACTTTTATAGTATCAAGAAGGAGATGGGAATTAAGTATTGGTAGATCTGGTAATGCTATTTTAAATAACAGACCTGCTGAGGGTGATCTTATTTTCTTCCCTCTCACTAAATCATTTTTTGAAATAAGACGTGTAGTTGCCACTAATCCATTTTTCCAAGTAGGCCAGTTATATGTTTATAAATTGGATTGTGAATTATATCAATACAGTTCTGAAGAGATCAAGACCAATATTGATGAAATTGATTCTGCTATTGAGGACTCAACATTTACCATTAGCGATTATGAACTTTTATTGGAATCTGGTGACAAAATTTTACTTGAATATGAAATAGTATCCTCAATTATTAAAGAGGACTTTTTATTAAAAAATATCGACAAGATAGCAGATAATGAGGTTTTTGAAACTAATATTACAGATATACTAGATTTTTCAGAACGAAATCCTTTTGGTGAGATTTATAACAATGCTTAATAAATTTTACCATAGTACAATAAGAAAATCTATCATTGCTTTTGGTAATATGTTTAATAACATTACCATAGATCGTCGTGATGAAAATAATACTGTAATTAAAACTATTCGAATTCCCTTGGCATATGCACCTAAACAAAAATTTTTAACAAGAATAGCACAACAACCTGTTGTAGAAGAAACAGTTAAACAAATTATTTTACCTAGAATGTCTTTTGAAATGACAGGTATAGTTTATGACCCACAACGTAGAATAAGTTTAATCCAACAAAATAGAGCAATTAATGCTACATTGACTACATTAAATAAGCAGTATGCACCTACTCCTTATAATATGAGCGTAAGTTTATATGTATATTCTAAAAATCAAGATGATGCTTTACAAATTGTAGAACAAATATTACCTTATTTTAATCCAGATTTTAATTTATCTTTAAAATCTATACCTTCTATGGGAATAGTTAATGATTTACCTATCATAATAGAAAATGTATCTTATGAAGATGATTATGAAGGGGATTTAACAACTAGAAGATCTATAATTTGGACTTTAAATTTTACTATGAAACTTAATTTTTATGGTCCTATTAATAAACAGGGAATAATTAGAAAAGTTGAAGTTGATACTTTTAGTGATGAAGAACTTACTAAAAGACAAAGTAAATATGATGTTACAGTATCTCCCTCTGATTCCAAACCTGGTGATGAAATTACTTATGTTGAAAACTTCGAGGATTTTTAATGAAGCAATTTGAAAATTTAGATAATTTTTTTGATGTTGTTCCTACAACTAATAAAAATCCTGTAATTTTTCCTTTATTACCAAATGAGGAAATTAAAAATGATGATTTTAATGTAGCTAGAAACACTATACATCGTATGTTAGAAAAGGGGGAAGGTACTTTAGATGAATTAATAGTTTTGGCTAAAAATTCAGAACACCCTAGAACTTATGAAGTTGCAGGTCAGTTTTTAAAAACTATGTCTGATATTGCTAAAGATTTAATGATAATCCAAAAGCAAATGAAAGATATAGAAGATAAAAGTAAATCAAAACATATTAATAAACAAACTAATAATGTATTTGTAGGATCTACAGAAGAACTATTAAAATTACTTAAAAAAGTAGAGAATAAAATAATTGAGCAATGAATTAGTAATAGATGAACCTCAATACGATAATTCGTTTTTAGGTAATCCTAATCTTAAACCAGTAGGTTTTAAGATAAGTTATACTTATGAACAAGTAAAAGAAATACTTAATTGTTCTAATGATCCCATTTATTTTATAGAACACTATTGTTATATAGTTTCACTAGATAAAGGTTTAGTATTGTTTAATTTATATGAGTGCCAAAAAGAAAAAATAAAAACTATAATGGAAAATAGGAAGATTATTGAAATTTCAAGCAGACAAAGTGGAAAAACTATAACAACTGCTGCTTGTATTTTATGGTATTCTTTATTTCAATCGAGTAAAACTGTTGCTATATTGGCTAATAAAGCTAATTCTGCTAGAGAAGTATTGCATCGATATCAAATTATGTATGAAAATTTACCGATATGGATGCAACAAGGAGTAAAAATATGGAATAAGGGAGATGTTGAACTAGAAAATGGTTCTATAGTTTTTACTGCTGCAACTAGTGCTTCTGCCATTAGAGGCCGATCTTGCAACTGGTTGTATGTTGACGAGGCAGCACTTATACCAAATAATATGGCAGATGAATTTTTCACTTCAGTTTATCCTACAATTTCCTCGGGTGAAACAACAAAAATATTGCTTACATCCACACCTATGGGATATAATCATTTTTGGAAATTTTGGAATGAAGCACAAAATAATCGTAATGGATTCGTACCTATCTTTATTCCCTATAATAGAATACCTGGTAGAGATCAAAAATGGGCGGATGAACAAAAAGCATTATTGGGTGAATTAAAATTTAACCAGGAAATAGCTTGTCAATTTTTAGGAAGTTCTAATACTTTAATTCCTCCAGAAGTTATTGGAAGAATGTCACCCTTACCATTTACTTATTCAAAAGATGGTCTAGATATATTAGAAGATCCTATTAGAACAGTTAAAAATATTGATGATAAAATTATTACAATGCCACATCTATATTTTCTTGTTGCAGATACTTCAAGAGGAGTTGGTGGAGATTTTTCAGCTTTTACTGTAATGGACATAACAGAATATCCATATAAAGTAGTGGCAAAATATAGGGATAATAAAATAAATCCTTTACTTTATCCTACAGTCATAGCAAAAGTAGCTAATGATTATAATAAAGCATTTGTTCTTGTTGAAATTAATGATATAGGACAACAAATAGCAAATACACTTTACATGGATTTAGAATACGAAAATGTATTAGCTGTAAGTTATGATGGTAAAACAGGTCAATTTTTATCTGCAGGTTTCAAAACAGGTACTTCTTTAGGTGTAAGAACAACTAAACAGGTAAAAAGACTTGGATGTCAATTATTGAAAGGATTGATAGAAAATAAAAAGTTTCTTATAAATGATTCTGATATAATTTCTGAATTGTCCACCTTTATAGAACAACGAGGATCATATGCAGCAGATTTAGGTTATCACGATGATCTTGTAATGACAATTGTATTATTTGCCTGGGCTTCTAATGAATTATATTTTAAGGAGTTAACAAATACTAATTTAAGAATAGATTTATATAAAAATCAAATTCAAGACATTGAGGATGATTTAACGCCTTTTGGCTTCATAGATGATGGTATAGATGATATGAAACCGGAAGTAGATAATATGAGTGGTGATATTTGGTTTCATAAGGATTTACAAGCTGAAATGGAAAAGCTTAAAGATAAATGGTATCAAAAGGCCTAAAACCTTATTTTTATAAATAAATAGAAACCGATCGGTTGACGGCATAAATAATAAATAGGGAGAAAAAAATGGCATTTCAACTCTCACCAGGGGTTTTAGTCACTGAGCGAGATTTAACTTTAATAGTACCTGCTGTTTCTTCTACAGCAGGAGCCTTTGTTGGGGCCTTTCAATGGGGTCCTGTAGATGAAGTAGTTCAAGTAGATTCAGAAAATGTTTTAGTTGATGTTTTCGGACAACCCAATGATAATACTTTTGCATCATTTTTTACTGCTGCTAATTTTTTATCCTACGGAAATAATCTTCAGGTTATTAGAGCAGTAAATAAAGGTTTAGCTAAAAATGCCATATCTAATTCTCTTGGTGTGGCACAACTAATCACAAATGATTCAGATTATGATTATTCTTACTCTAGCGGTAACGTATCATTAGGACCAGTGATAGGAAAATATCCCGGTGTGCTAGGTAATTCACTACAAGTTTCTATTGCAGATGGTGCTAGTTTTAGTAATTGGTTGTATGGTAGTCAATTTGATTCAGCACCTAGTACTTCTTTATATGTAGAAGAAGCAGGTGGAGCTCATGATGAATTGCATATTATAGTAATTGATGAAGATGGTTTATGGACAGGTTCAACAGGAACTGTATTGGAAAAATTTGCTAATCTTTCTAAGGCTTCTGATGCCAAGAAATTTGATGGATCCACAAATTATTACAAAAATGTATTAAATAATTCTTCAAAATATGTATTTTGGGGTTCTCATGCATCCACTGTTACCAATAATAACTGGGGGCAAACATCTGTAACTACTTTCGGTAATCTTAATGCCAATGTAACTGTATCCTTAGCTGGAGGTGTTTCTGCAGATGTTCTTACAGACGGTAATATAATGAACGCTTTTAATGAATTTGCTAATGATGAATTATATGATATTAGTTTAATACCACTTGGTAACGTAAGTACTACAGTAGCAACATTTGTAATTAATAATATATGTGAAGTACGCAAGGATTGTATTGCTTTCGTATCGCCTAATATGCCGAGTGTAGTTGGAATTACTAGTAATTCCACTGTTACTAATAATATTACAAGTTTTAGAGATGGACTTCCCTCCTCCTCTTATGGTGTAATGGATTCTGGATTTAAATATCAATATGATAGATATAACGATGTTTATCGTTATGTTCCTTGTAATGGTGATACTGCAGGAACAGTTGTAAGAACAGATTTCACAAATGATCCATGGTTTTCACCTGCAGGATTTAATAGGGGTCAAATTAAAAATGTAGTTAAATTAGCTTACTCACCAAGACAAACAGATAGGGATACACTTTATAAGAAAGGTGTGAATCCAATAGTAACTTTTCCTGGTCAAGGAACAGTTTTATTTGGGGATAAAACACTTTTAGCAAAACCAAGTGCATTTGATAGAATAAATGTTCGTCGTTTGTTTATAGTATTAGAAAAAGCTATAGCTACAGCATCAAAATTTCAATTATTTGAATTTAACGATGCATTTACCAGATCACAATTTAGAAATCTAGTTGAACCATTTTTAAGAGATGTGCAGGGGCGTAGAGGAGTTACTGACTTTAAAGTTGTTTGTGACGAAACAAACAATACTGGTGAAGTTATTGATCGTAATGAATTTGTTGCAGATATTTTTATTAAACCCGCTCGTGCTATTAATTTCATTAGATTAAACTTCATAGCAACTAGAACAGGTATCAACTTTGAAGAAGTTGGCGCTTAAGGAGAAAAATAAATGGCAACAACTTTTAATGTAAATAGTTTTAAAGCTGCTCTAACTCAGGGAGGTTCACGTCCAAATCAGTTCTTGGTAAATTTATCCTTTCCTGCCTATGTTGGCAATGGAGCTAATGCTGCTAGAGTATCTCCCTTACTAGTAAGTGTGGCAGAACTACCTGGCTCTACTGTGAATCCTGCTATTGTTTTTTATAGAGGAAGGGAAGTAAAATTTGCAGGTGATAGAATTTATGCACCTTGGACAATTACTGTACTTAATGATTCAGAAATGTTGGTACGTAAAGCAGTTGAAGAATGGATGAATGGTATGGATGATTTGGTAGCTAAAATAGGTAGATTAGTTCCTAGCGAATATCAAACAAATCTTGAAGTTTTTCAATTAGATCGTAACGGTAACGAAAAGAAAAAATATACTTTAAGAGATGCTTTTCCTATTGATGTTTCACCTGTAGGATTAGATTTTGGTGCTAATGATACTATTTCTACATTTTCTATCACTTGGCAATATCAAGATTATTTAACTACAGTATAATAACATTAAATATTCATGGCATTTTCGTTATTTGGTTATACTTTAACTAAAGATGAGCCTTTAAATCTTGAGGTAAGAAAAAATACTTTTATACCTCCTGATGATGATAGTGGAGCATCTACAGTATCAGGTGGCGGCTATTTCGGCACATATGTCGATTTAGACGCCACTGCTAAAAATGAATCTGAAGTAATTACTCGTTATCGTGAAACATCTTTATATTCCGACGTATCAAATGCTATCGACGAAATAATTACAGAAGCTATAGCTGGTACAGAGGAAGAAAAATTAGTTGAAATAAATTTGGATTCTATTAATTTATCTGATAACATTAAATTAAGTATATCTAGTGAGTTTAAAAATATTTTAAAAATGTTAGAATTTAAAAGTAGGGGTGCAGATATATTTAGAAGATGGTATATAGACGGTAGAATTTATTATCAAAAAGTGATAGATAATAAAAATCCTAAACAAGGTATAGTAGAATTACGTTATATAGATCCTCGTAAAATTAAAAAAGTAAGAGATATTAAAAAGGAAAGATTACCTTCAGGTATAGACATTATTAAAAGTATTGAAGAATTTTATGTATATAACGAAAAAGGATTAAAATATAATCAACAATATGGTAATGTTCCAGGATTAAATCAAGGTATAAAAATTTCTCCTGATACTATAGCTTTTGTGTCTTCTGGTTTAATGGATATGGAAAAAAGTATAGTTTTAGGATACTTGCATAAAGCAGTTAAACCTGCCAATCAACTAAAGATGATGGAAGATTCATTGGTGATTTACAGAATATCGAGAGCACCAGAAAGAAGAATATTTTATATTGATGTAGGGAATTTGCCAAAGATAAAGGCAGAACAGTATTTAAAAGATGTCATGAATAAATATCGTAATAAAATAGTTTATGATTCTAATACTGGAGAAATTCGTGATGATAGAAAATTTATGAGTATGCTAGAGGATTTCTGGCTTCCGAGAAGAGAAGGGGGTAGAGGAACAGAAATTACAACTCTTCCTGGAGGTGAAAATTTAGGACAAATAGATGATATAAATTATTTTAAAAATAAATTATACCAAGCATTAAATGTTCCTATAACTAGATTAGAAGCATCCTCTGGATTAAATTTTGGTAGAGCAGCAGAAATAACTAGAGACGAGTTAAAATTTGGTAAATTTATAGATAAACTTAGAAAAAAATTTAATGATTTGTTTCAAGATATTTTAAGAACTCAACTTATATTAAAGGGAATAATGACTAATAGTGATTGGGAGGAAATTAAGGAAGATGTATATTATACATATGCACAAGATCGTTATTACTCTGAATTAAAAGAAACTGAAAACATAAAAAATCGTGTAGAAATACTTAGCCAAATTGTACCTTTTGTAGGACAATATTTTTCTAAAGAATACGTAATGAAAAAAATATTAAGATATAATAAAGAAGAAATAGAAAATATAGAATCACAACTGCAGGGTGAAGGACAAACTACCAGTCCTGAAGTCCAACAATAGGAGTAATTATGAATACTGATGCAGTAGAACAAGAAGATGAAATAGAAAATGAAAATTTAGAAGATAGTAATAACGAAATAGACGTAATGGTCAATCATATCATTCAAGGCGATAATATTGAAGCACAAAATATTTTTGGACAATTAATGTCAAGAAAAGTATCTGATGCTTTGGATATAAACAAATACGATATTTCTCAACGATTGTTTTCAAAAGAAGAATAATGAAAATATTTAAAGAAGTTAGAGAAAATTTTTTATTAGAAGTATTAAAATCTTCTGATCCGACTAGTAAATATATTAGTGACTTTGTACATAGTGATAATCCCAAGTTTAAGGGAAAAAGTAAAAAAGAACGTATAAGAATGGCTCTTGGTGCAAAATATGCTACTATGAAAAAGGAAAATAATGAATTATTTATAAAAGATTTGCCAACTAACGATGTGGTAGAAGATGTATATAGTGACAGAGCTAAACGAGCAATAAAATACAAAGAACTTGATCATGAATTAAGACATGAAGTTGATCGACCTAGTTATCGTGCCCCTCAAATAAAAGAACCACATTCTGTACATATTAATGGTAAAAAATGGAAGACATTTGATACTAAAAATCATGCACAAAATGTAGCAAATAAAATTAAAGGTGCCACAGTTCATAAAGAAAAAAGTATGTCAGAGGAATTAGTCATAAAGAATAATTTACACTATTGCGCTAAACATGTATATTCAGATATTTTTGGTGAAGGAATAGTAATAGAAGGTGAGCATGCTGAACCTAATGAATCTGGTAATATAGAATGGTATACTGTCAAATTTGATCATGGTAACGAGATTATATTTACTGAAGATTTAGATATATTGATTGCAGAATACCACAAAAACCATAAAAAGAAAAATAA